CTGTCTGATCCCTGCGCTGTAAAAACTACGGGAATAGTATCTAAAAAACCTTCAAATAAAACGTAAGGTGTAGAACTATAAGTAGCGCTGATCCTTATTCTTTTTAATGGTTGAATTTTTGTTCTGTTATTAGCTGTATCGTAATAATACGTTGTTTGACTTGGGTTAAACCTGTTATCAGTATTAGATAACATTATTTGCGCTGATCCTGCGCCAAATTGTCCTAACTCATTAACCCTACCCCTGTTAGTTGAAAACTGTCTTACATATTGACTGACATCAGTAAAAGTCTGCGTTTCATCAAAAGGATCGCTGTCAAATCCTATTTCTACTGTTAAATCTACATTTGTATCAAAAGCAACTGACATTATGAAAGACTTAATCCGCGCTTTTGTGCTTTTTCTATAACACTCATTACCCTATTTTCTACTTCTTGTTCTGTAGATAATATGTCCCCTGTACTTAAATTAAAATTATTTGTCTGATAAGTTATTGTACCGAACGCGTCTGATCCTGCGAACGATGATCCTGATCCTGTGTCGCCAGTATTCATAACAGCACCAGTAGGATCAAATTTAAGTCCTGTATCTGCTGTTATTTCAGGTGGTACTACTGGTGGTGCTGTTACACCGCCACCCCCACCGCCACCGTCGCCAACAGTTATCGGCTTACTTCCTAGGGCTTGTATTTCTAGAAATTTGTCTATTACACTTTGTAGATCGCCCGTAACATCATCAGCCATTAAAGAAACTAGATCTGTAAATGTTCCTAGTCCTGTTGCGTCTGCTAATGCTTTATCTAATTCAGCTTTAGCAATCGCCATTTCTAAGATCTCATCTGTCGATCCGTCAGTCGCTTTAGCTACTTCTTCTTGTTGTTTTCTGTATTCTTCTTGTGCTTTTGCTACATTATCTGTAGCTTTTTGCTGATCTTCTAAGGCTCTTATAAGATCTTGTTCAGCTCTTTCTTCATCTCTTGTAGCGCTTTCACTTGCGATCCTAAGTTCTGTTAAAGTCTTTTCGGCTAATTGCAATTCCAAATTCTGTAATTCGGATCTTTCTTCCATTTCTCGAAGTTTTTTTAGCTGTTCTTCTTGTCTTTTAATTGCAATAGTTTCTTCTAATGTAACTTCTTTACTAAGTTCTTTTTGTCTAGCTAATTCCTGTTCTGCTTGATCAACTTTCTTAATAGCGTCTTCTTCGGTAAGCTTTGTTTTATTTAATTCTTCTAGCCTGTCACGTTCTTCCTGTTCTAGATCTATAATGTTTTGTTTTATATCTTCTATTTTTTGGTAAGCATTAAACACCTTATTAAGTGCGTCTATGCCTTTATCTTCTCTAAGTTTTATTAGTTCTTTTTCTTCATCTGATAATTCTTGTGTTACTTCTATTTGATCTTCTAGGGTATCTATTAAGTTATAGCTTTCTATTTCGTATCTATGCGCGTTTCTAATTTGATCTCTTGTGATCCTATCTTGTTCTTCTTGTTCTTCTGCTGATTTCCGTACGCTATCTGCATACTCTTTGTACATATTCGCTAAATTCTGATTTTTTATTTTCTCTTGCGCTCGTTCTAACGCTTTTGTTCCGATTTCAGCGTCATAGCTTGTACCTGTCAAGAAGTTCAATGCTTTAGTTATAAAGTTTATAGAATGTGCGAATTCTTCAGTATCAGGCACCCTTCCGATCATTATGTCTAAAAGCCCGTTAGTTACATCAATCGCGTGTGATAATGCAGGCGTCAATTCTTCTACAATGATTAGCCCAAGTTCTGAAAACTTATCGCCAGTTAAAATTAATTGACTTTTAAGACTTTCTAACTGATTACCTGCTACGTCTTCTGTAGTACCCCCGCTATCACGTAAAGCCTTTTCATATTCTCTGATCTTTTCTGTTGATCCTGATAAGATTTTGACTGCGTCAGCTACACCACGATTAAGACCTAACTGATCTAATGTACTTGCTTTAAGTTCATCGGACATAGGTTTAAGAACTCGATCTAATTCTTCAACAATGTCTGCGACGTTACGCATATTACCTTCGGCGTCAAACATTTCTAGTCCAAGTTTTGCGAACTCTTCCCCGTTCTTTGCTGTTGCTCTTGGTATATCTCTTAGGACTTGATTAAGTTTCTCGCCACCTTCTGCACCTTTTACACCTGCGTCAGCGAAGACAGCAAGAACAGCAACACCTTCTTCGATGTCTTTGTTAACAACTTTTAACGCGGATCCTGCTTTAGATGTTAAAGCCTCGGAAAATTGTTGAACGCTTGCGTTAGCTAATGTGTTTGCCTTAACAAGTACATCGGTTACACGTGTTAAGTTTTCTAAGTTTTGTCCTGCGTCAGATACAGTTAGTCCTAATGCGGATTGTGCGTCTGTAGCTAAGTCGGTAGCTGTCGCCATATCGAACATACCTGCTTGGGCGAACTTGGCGACTTGGGGTAAGGCTTGAATTTGTTGTTCAGCGTCTAAACCTGCTGACGCTAAGAAGAAGAATGATTGTGCTGTTTGTTCTGCCGAAAATGTTGTTGTTAGTGCTACTTCTCTTGCAGTCTTTTCCATAGCGCGTTGCTGTTGTTCGGTAGCGCTCATAATCGCTAGCGATTGTGTCATAGCGTCTTCAAAAGCGATAAACTCTCTGCCTGCTACTTGAAGGGCTTTTCCTAGGGCTACTGCACCTGCGACAGCAGTAGTTCCCATAGCTTTTCCGAATTTAGCTAATCCCTTAGATGATTTATCGCCTGTCTTACCGATCCCGTCTAATTGTCTTTTAGCAAGATCAGCGCCTTTAGTTACGATATTTAATACTATATTTGATACAGCCATTTAACGTCTGTTCCTTCTTTTCTTACTTTCCGCGTCTGCTAGTGCTTGGGATTTATCACGGGCTTTCTTTTCCCATAAATAGAAATAAGCCCATTCATTATATTCCTTAGCACTCATCTTAGTATGTAATTCCCCGACAGTCATTGATAGATCGCGGGCTAATCGAAAAGAAAAAGCTAAATCTGTATCGTGATCAAAACTGATCGGCGTCGTCCGCCGTACCCCCTAGACCATTTAACTTATTGATTTCGACAAAGATCTTATCAACAACCCTACTATCTTTTTTATAAAGTTCTTCGATAAGATCATCATCTAATTTTGGATCTGCAACACATTCTTTTAACATTTGTATTTGATAATCGAAAGCGTCTAGATCTGTTTCTTTAAGCATTCGACCTAATTTAACAGCCATGCCTTTAGACATGCCTTTAATTAAGATCGAAAAGCCCCATTCTTCTATATTAATTTCTTTTTCGGGTACATCAGGAAGACCTAAAATATCTTCCTTAGTTAACCTTATTGTTTTTTCACTCATTGTGCGTCCTTAATTATATTTAGTGTGTACCTCTAGTCAGAGCGTCTGAACATTGTAGATCTGCTGAATAAGCGACCACATCGCCGACGGGACTAGAAATAGCATAGTTCGTAAGAATACATTCGCCAGTATATTTAACATTACCGCCAGTTGTACCTTCAGGGGAATATTCAAAACTTAATGTCGCTGATTGTCCTAATACTGCGCCGAATATTGCGTCTGCAGTACTATCCCATAATCCGCTAACAGAAATTGTGCTGTCTTTTAATCCGACAATATATGTTTTATTGTCTTTTCCAAGAACTGTAGTTTCTGCAATATCGACGGTTTCAGGGAAATCAACATTATTTACATAAGCTGAAATATCTGTAAGTGATCCACTTGCGTCATCAAGTTTGAAAACACTATCTTTTCCATGTGTGAAAGCCATTTTTATCCTTTCTTAATTGTTACGTCCAAGACCGATTATAACATTAAAACTAGGTGTAGTACCTGTTAACGTATATTCGACCTTTAGATATCTATTAATCGTTGTACCTTTAGCAACGACTTTAACTTCGCTTGTTGCTGTCGTAGCTGTTGTAAAAGTAACCAAGTCAGCATAAGTACTGTCATCAGCACTATGCGTAATCTTGGCGTCTATGGTTGGTGCAGTTCCACTAGCAGAAGAAACGATAATGAACGCGCCACCACCGTTAGCCGTACTAGATCCGTTATCTCGTGCTGTGCCTGATCCTGTTGCTGAAACAGTTGCATTTTCAAGAACTGTCCCATTAAAGATCCCTTCGTCTGACTGAAAGTCAGCACTAAAAGCAACTATATCCCCTACTGGACTTGAAATCCCGTAGTTTGTAAAATTACCTTTTCCGAATGCTGTGTTATCTAGTGCGTCTAATCCGTCTAATCCTATTACTAATTCTTGATCTGATACGCCTAAACTTGCTGAGATTAGACCGTCAGAAGTTGCGTCATAAAATCCTGATAGGGAAATCTGTCCGTCTTTACCGCCCGAAATATATGTTTTACTGGATTTACCAAAAACTGTACTTTCTGCGACGTCTGCTGTTCTTGTAGCGTCGGCACTATTTAGATAGCTACTTATTTCACTACTGTTTAAAAAAACTTTTGTATCTTTACCGTGTTTAAAAGCCATTATCTCTTATTCCTTCTTCTAGATGATCCTGATCTAGATCTTCTATTGGTGCCTGATCTTGATCCTGAACGTCCATATCCTTTATTGTTCATATTACTATTCTTCTTCTTTTTTTCCTAGTTGTTCCATTACTTCTTCTTGGTATTTCTT